TGCGCCAGCAGGCACGCTGATGTTGTTGACGGTCCAAGTGTTGCTGTTGCCAGAAGTGTCCGTCCCTAATGCGGCGGCGGTGCTGTTATCGCTGAAGGGAAGGTGGAAGCCGTTGGTGCCGTAGGTACCGGTGTATTCAATCGGTTGCCAGATGCCGTTGTCGTCGAACTCACCGAAGCTGGTGGGGTCTAAAGCTTGGCCGTCGATGAAGTGGATGTCGGCGAGGTAGCCGTCAAAATATTGACTACCCCATGCGGTTTTGCCCAGCGTATGTGAAACAACAGCATTAAATGACCAATCAGATCCATCAGGGTCTACGTTATTTGCGCCCGTTTCATAATCAGCCTCCGTACCATTGATGTATATCTTCAAAGTTGAAGATGTGCAGCTGACAACAATGTGATACCAGGCGGAAAGGTCTCTAAATAAGTTAAGAGTTCGCTTGATAGCCTTAGTCCCGCTCTGATAATTCCAAACATCAAATTGGCTGTTATTTGTCCCTGCAAATTGGAACATTGAATCATAGGTGCCGTTTGCGCCCGCAGTAAAAAGACGCTGGTTCGCAAGAGCACTCCTCTTCACCCACCCCGCCCAAGTCCACGTCTTGCGGTTGCCCGCCGATGCCGGAGTTCTGGACAAGTAGGCACTGTCACTACTGTTAAACCGCAGCGAACGTTCGATCTGATATTCNGCCGCCCCAGCAGCACTGGCCAGCAGCAGAGGATTAGCGCTTCCGGGAATCATCAGCTCAGGTTGGTGATTAGGGTGGCGGTGATCTTGGTGCTCGACTGCACGGCATACACCAAGCAATCAACCGCACCAGCAGCAGTGCTCAGCGTAGGCGCCGTGCCACCAGTGAAGTCCCAGTGCGTGTCATACGCCAATGTGCGACTGCCTGTGCCATCCTGCGTGATCCAGATGCAGCCCGACTGGCCAGCGACAAGGTTGCTCGGGTTAGCCAGCGTGCGGTTGCCGCCAAGCGTCACGCTGAAGTTGTTGCTATCAGCAAAATCTGGCGTAATCGTGGCGCCATCGCTGAGTGCCGTAATCTCGCCACGCTGGCCTTTTGTCCAGGTCTGCGCTCCATCCAGCAAGCCGTAGCCGGCAATCGTCTGCCCTGCGGCAAACGTGATCGCCCCGGTCATGGTGCCGCCAGACTTCGGCAGTGCCGCAGCAGCTAAGTCGTAGGCAGTCTTGACTGCGTTCGGTGTCGCAGCAGTTGTCGTGCTGGTGCTGCTTGTCGAGTCCGTCAGCTGCAGCGTGCCGCGTGCGCTGGTAGTGCCAGCCACGATCTTGCTGCCGCTGATCGCAGCAGTGCCGCTGATGTCTGCATCAACGATCACGCCAGCCGCAATGCTTGTGACGCCGGTGTTATTGATTGTGACATCACCAGTCATCGCNCGNGCTGTTGGCACGTTGGCGACGCTGCCAACAATNATCTGNCCGGATGTCAGTGCAGCCAGTTTGCTGTAATCAATCGCTGCTGATGCGTTGATNTCAGCGTTAACAATCGCGCCAGCTGCGATGCTCGTAACNCCGGTATTGCTGATCGTGACATCACCGGTAAATGCAACCGCTGTGGCAACATTGCTGGCATTGCCGACATAAACGCGGCCAGAAGTTAGCGCCGTTCCAATCTTTTCATCGTCCAGCTCTTGCAACGCGAGCTGCACATTGGTGGAGCTGATGTCACCATACGGCGTGACGCTGATGTTGGTTGCAGTTTGACCGGCAATAGCACCTGAAACGTCGATCAGTTCCCATGTAGTGCCATTGGACAGGATCATGTCCGGTGGCGCCAATGCTTCGGCCGGTGCATTACCAGTGCCGGTGCCGCTGGTGCTCACCACCAAGTAATACCGGTTGTTGGTATCAGATGCGGCAGGCAGCGCACCGCCAACGGTCAAGCCAAGCGCAGAACCTGCAGCAGTGACCGAATCAACTTGATTTGTACTGGCGTCATAAGTGCCAGCAAAGATCAGCTCACCGCTGGTAATCGTGACCGGTAGCCACGCGCTGCCGGACCAGATATACAGGTCGCCGTTCAGCTCATCCCAGAAATACTGCCCCTTGAACTCAGCAGTTGGGAAGGTGACGATACCGGCAGTTGATCCGGCACCACCAAACTGCACCGTAGACGCATCAGCCAGCTTGGTGCCCGTGATCGACGTATTGGCAATACGTTCAGCGTCAAGCTCGCCGGTGGTCAGCTTTGCGGCATCAAGGTCTGGGATGTCCGCTGCATTAAGGCTGGCGCCTGTTGTGACGTGTCCCTCTGAATCAATGGTGACTTTGGTGTAGGTGCCAGGCGTTGCGCTGTTGGTGTGATCCAGCGTGCCGGTAACATCAACCTCAAGGCCGGTGCCTGGTGACACTGCACCAATAGTGCCGGCTGATGCGGCAGGCAGATCACTCGCTTGGATCAATCGGCCGCCAGTAATCAAGCCGTAGGCGTTGTACTGAGCAAGGTGATACTCAGTGGCGTTGGCGGTGACGCTGTTATCAATCTGGATTGTGTCAGTGCTCAGCGTCAGGCCGCCGCCATTGACTTGAACAGCACCCTTTGCCGAGGTAGTCGCCGTTGGCAGGTCAGCGCCTGCAATGGTGCGATAGCTGATGGCACCAGCGCTGCCGCTGGGGCCGGCGACGAATTGGCCTGCAGCTGTGGTGTCGTCAAATGTGACGGCAACGTCTACTGAGTCACCGTTTTGCGTTGTGGTGACGTTGATGATGCCGGCAGTATCGCCAACAACAGCATTAATTGAGCCGGCAGCCTTGAGGCTGACCCACTGGCTGCCGTCCCAGATGTAGAGCTTGCTGTCGTCAGTATCAAGCGCAAGCTGGCCGACGTAAGCGCCAGACAACGGCAGCACCGTGACCAGATCAACTGTTGACTCGTCAGCCAGCTTGGCGCTGGTGATCGCATCGTTTGCGATCTGCGTCGTGCCAACAGCGCTTGCTTGCAGCGCAGAGCCGGGGATGCTGGCGCTACTGAACAGGATCTTGGCGTTTGGGATCGTGGCATCAGCGATCAGCGTGACCGCATTGCCCAAGAAATCCGTGACCGTGATCTTTTTGCTTTCACTGGCGCTGACATCAGCAACAGCCAGCAGGTCGCCTGCAGCTAGATCAGCCCCAGCTAGGGCAGCTAGTTCACTGATTCGCAGGTCGGCCACAGCGCTACAGCTTGTTCATTGCTACCATCCTAGGCGGCGTCATCTCCTTCAAGCAGGTAGTAGCCGCCCTGCTCCAGCACCAGCGGGTCGCCGGATTCCTGCAGCAGCCTCCGCGCCGACGTGGTGCGTGCCCTGAGCTTGATCGGGCCAGTTGCCACGAAATCGATTGTGGAAACGATGATGTCACCAGGCGCAAAGCTGGTGGCGCTGCCGGTGACCAACGCATCAAATTCCCACCAGAGCGCGTCATTGAACTGCGTCGCTGCAAACGATCCACCTGCAGCATCTGTGTTTGCAGACTTGATGTAAAACTTGGCGCGGAAGCCAGAACCGATCTCAGTACGCAGCACCAACTGCATTAGATAGTTGACCGGTTCTTCGCCTGCATTGTTGACGTAATCCCACTGCGCAGTCAACCGTCCGCTGCCGCTAATCAGGCTGCTGTATTGCTGGCGGTATTGATCACTTAGTGACGTGATATCGACTGTTTCGCGGTTTGTATTTAACTCGTAGTCTGTAACGCACGCAAGCAAGCGCTTATCACGATCACGCACACGCACGCGGATTGGGATGTCACGCGCAATCGAAGCAAGTGGCACCAAGCCTGCGGTGCTGCCTTCTAGGCTGTCATCGAAGTTGTCATACAGGCGGATTCCACCCAGTTCATCAACAAAGATGTACCAGTTGCCGCTGGGTTGAACGGTGCTATCGGCCCAACCGCTTGCGTTAACGAAATCAAGATCAGTGCCATCTGTTGTGGTCAGCTCCAGCAGATCGCCGCTAATCAGCGCGCCTTCTTCAAAGTCAAAGCTGAACCTGTCGCGGGCAGTATTAACATCGCTCGGGTTGACAACGCTATACAAGTCAGACTCGCTGCCCTTGCGAGTGACCTCAATGTTGCCGATATTGCCGAGATAAACACCCATCAGACTGTCACCGCCGTTAGCGCACCAGTTGCTTGGAAGCTGATCTGCGCAGAGCTGACTTCACCCACGCTGGCACCAAAGCTGACGCTGGTGATATAGGCCGTCAGCTCCACGTCGCTGTTGGTGTCACCATCCACCAAACGCAACCGCAAGGTTGCAGTATCAGTGCTGCTCACGCCATCGACGCGCAACACCTTCTTCAATGCTGTTGCGGCATCGTTGCGGCCGGCATCGTCCTTGTAGTACAGCAGCGTTGCGCTGCCGTTGAACTCCTGCACACCAGGCGTATAGCTGCGCTGCG